CGGTCCCAGCTGATCACCTGCCGGTGCCCGCAGTGCGGACAGGGCAGCCGCAGCACCTGCTTGTTGCTCTCTTCCCACTTGCTCCAGATCGCACTGCGCCCCGCGATCGTTGGCGTGCTCGTCCAGCACTTCTTCGCCCGCGTCCCGAACGTCCTGGTGCGGGCCTCCACGATCGCCAGTGGGCTGCCCTCCTCATCGACGTCCGCCGGCCAGCGGTCGATCTCATCACCTGCCAGGAAGCGGATCGGCATCGACGCCAGACCGCTCGCTGCATTGGCCCCGCCGAGGATCAGGAAGCCGCCGGCAAACTCCTTCATCAGCTGCGTGTTGCCGCTGTCCCTCTCGCGCGGCGCCTTCACCTTCTCCTGCAGGCTCGGCGTCGCCTCGATCATCGGCGCGATGCGCATCTTGCTGTAGCGCTTCGCCAGGTCGATCGTTGGCTGCACAAACAGCGTCGGCGCCGGCTGGATGTCCATCGCGTAGCCCATCCAGTTGTTGAGGCTTTCGCTTTTGCCGAGCTGAGCCCCGAAGACCAGCACCACCTCCCGCACCTTGCTCGTGGCGCTCAGGTCATCCATCGGCTTGCGCAGATACGGCGTCCTGCTCGTGCGCCACTGGCCGTGCTCGCTGCTCGCCTTCGGGCTCAGCACACGCCGCTGATCAGCCCACTCGCTCACCGTCAGCAGCGGATCCGGCAGCAGGCCCCGCCAGAACGACTGGAAGCAATCCTCAGCGGATGCGGGCATTGCCCAGCGCCTCCAACGCCTGCGTCTGGTGCCGCTCGATGATCATCAGCACATCCTGCCGTTGATCAGGCGTCAGCCCGCCGGCAGCCTTGGCGATCTCGCCGATCATCAGCGGGCCCAGGCGCAGCACCGCATCCTTCACCTGCTTCGCCACCTCGAACAGCTGGCGCTCGACATCCACCTTCCGCACCAGGCTGCCATCGCGCTCCTGGTAGTCCAGCTTCAACAGCATCGCGCGGTAGCCCTCGGCCGCCGCCTTCGCCTGGCTGTAGGTCGCCTGGCCGCGCCCGGCGCCCGGCACCATCGGCGCATCCGGCTCGCCAGGGTCCTCGCCCTTTGCGCGCGCCTTGCCGTTGTTGATCTGCGCTGCGCTGCGCACCTTCTGCGGCGCTGTGTTGCGATCCCACTCGAGGTCGGCAATCTCCGGGTCGATCACCCATCGCGCGCCCTTCCGCGTCACACCTCGCACCAGACGGCCCGACTCGATCGCCTTCCGCACCGCGCGATCACTCACCCCGCGATGCGCCGCATAAGCAGCCGGCGTCATCCCCATCAGTCCGGCAGCAGCTCCACGAAATACCCGGCCTCGATCAGCTTGCGCGCCAACCCCGCCGGCCGGCCCACGCCAAGCTGCAGCGGCGTGTCAGTCCCGGCCATGCCGCGGATCAACGCCACCAGCTGATCGATCAGCAGCACCGCATGGCCGCGGCTATCGAGCATCTCGTCCACCGTCACCTCAGGCCCATGCGCGCCAAACAGGACACGCAGCGGCCAGGCGCGCACATGCCCGCGCTCATCCCACTGGCAGCCATAGACGATCTGCGCCACTTCAATCATCGAAGCCAGGGACGAACGTGCGTCGCCGCGATGTGGCTGCATCCTGCCAGGGCATCAGCACCGGTGTGCCAGCCGTCGCTTTCACCACAGATTGCACCGACTGTTCGGCCGTCGCATCGACCCACGCCCACACATCCACATCAGGCCAGGCCCAGCTGCTCGCCGGCGTGCGCGTAACGACGCCATGCAGCTCGATCATCCCGGGCCCCGCCATCGGCAGCGCGTTCATCCCCAACCGCTCGGCCAGCGCCAACGCCAGCAGCTGGCCAGCAGGATCGACGCCATGCACGCCAGCGCGATCACGCCAGCGGCACTGCGCAGCGATCAGATCAACCGCTGCATCGAAGCCCGCCCAGGTCAGCTGCAGGATCATCCCTTCCCCGGCACCCAGGCCCTGTTCAATCCTGGCGCGCTCCGCTGCACCTGGGTAGGCATCCCCGCCCTGTTCACCAGTCGCACCACTTCCTCGCGCTCCATCCCCAGCCGCTTCTGGATCTCAGCCGCCGGGATCCCCTCATCCGCCATCTGCCGCACGATGTCCGCCATCCGCACCACAGCATGGGTGCCCCTGGCTCTGTTGTGTCGGATGGTGCTCATCATCCGGTGCACCGGATCGAGGCTCACCTGCACCGTCGGCACCTGGCCGCCCGTCAGCTTCGCCACCCGCGGATCAGCGCTCACCGTCCAGCGGTGGTAGCCATCGACGATCTGGAAGCTGCCGTCCGGCGCCTCGGGCAGCGTCACCACCGGTTGAGTCCAGCCATCTTCAAGGATGCTCACCACCAGCAGCTCCAGCTCCGGCGGCGCCACCACGTTCGGGTTGTAGCCGTTCGCCCGCAGCTTCTCCCGCGGCAGCCACCGCACACGCGAGACCGGCTGGCTTTTCACGCTCATCGCTTCGCCTCCAGCGCCTTCACCTGCTCGAACGTCAGCCCCGCCTTCGCCGCCGCCGCGATCGCGCGCTGCGTCAGCTGTCCCTTCTTCCGGCCCTTCAGATCGCCACGGCTGATCATCTGGCAGATGTACCGCCAGCTCACGCCGCTCATCACGTCGTCCTGCGTCTCGTGGATCGGCCGCCGCGTCTTCTTCTGGTGCATCCGGATCACGCCCGCCATGCTCTTGGCGATCTCCGCTCGCTCCTTCGGCGGATAAAGCTCCAGCAGGCTCCGGCTCCACTGCTGCCACGTCATCCCTCGCGGCGGCTCCTTCAGCCCGGCCCCATACAGGTCCGTCCTCGCGTACCGCCCTGCCGTGCCCACGCCCTCCACCCTGCGCAGCATCCGCGCCCACAGCTCCGGCCAGCCCTCCGCATACTTCCACAGCCCGCCCAGCGGCTCCTCGCCGAACGGCGGCGTCACGCGCTGCGTGCCCGGGCTGGTGCCCATCAGCGCCTGCACGTCGTAGGCCCGGTTGTAGTCCCAGCCCTCCCTGGCCGCCGCCACCCACACGTCCTCGGCGCGCCAGTCGTAGATCGGCTTGCAGTTCACGTAGTACCCCTGCCGCGCGTCAGCGATGAAGTTGTCCCGCGTCTTGCGCGTCACCGTCTGCAGCCGTCGCACCGACTCCTGCGCCCTGATCCCCGTCAGGTCCGCCACCATCCCGCACTCAGGCCCGAACAGCACCGGGCCCACATCGTCGAGTTGCATCCCCATCCGGAACCGCTTCACGTCGCGCAGCGTCACCGCGCCCCTGGGCATCGGCCGCACCCATCGCTCGCGCTCCGCCTCATCCCAGCACCGCCACCACGGCTGCGACCGCGCGCAGGCATTGCGGTGCGTGATCGGCAGGCAGCACCACAGCAGCCGCACATCATCACGCCCCCGCACCCGCTCCACGTACTCCACCGTCTCGGGGTAGATCGCTTCCTCATCCACGAAATACACATCGAGCGGCAGCCGGCCACGCTCCCTGGCGACCATCGCCGTCAGGTTCAGCACCACCGTCGAGTCCTTCCCGCCACTGAAGCTCACCACCACGCGATCGTGCAGGTCGTAAATCCGCCGGATCCGATCCAGCGCCGCGCTCATCACATCCGCGTCGATCCGCGTCGGCTTCAGCGTCATCGCGTCTGGAGCTCCGGCAGCAGCGCTGCGCTTACCCCATCCACCATCGTCATCCTCACCATCGGGTGGCCCTGGTCCGTCGGCCCACAATCCGAGTCCGGGTGCCACGCCACCACCGTCAGCCCGCTGTCTGATGGCGTCTCGAAACGGTGGTCGCCATCCGCGTGGATCAGGAATCGCATCCCCGGCCGCAGCTCGTAGTCGTCTTCATCCGTCACGCAGCGGCCGCGCCCACGCACCACCATCCCGATCCGCACGCTCGGGTGCGTGTGCGTCGTCTGCTGCGTCAGCAGCGGGAACCACAGCCCGTTCAGACATGGATCCCCCAGCCGCACCGGCGGCACCAGCAGGCTGTCCGTGCAGCCGTCGATGTACCGCAGCCGCCCGCGCTCCTCGAGCGGCCCGCCGATCACCATCATCCCCAGCCACCCCAGCGCGCTGATCACCATCGCCTTGCTCAGGTCCTGGCCCACCGGCCGCACCTCGCACTTGCCCGGCACCGATCCGTACATCCCCGCCGTCAGCACATGCGGCCACGCTCCGCTCTGACGCACCGTGACCGCGCCCTGGTGGCAGAACACGAAGTGCGTTGCATCGCCCGCCAGCACCAGCGCGCCGTCATCTACGCCCCACACCCGCACGCCCGGCAGCTCACGCAGCAGACCGTGCCCGTCCTTCAGCAGTTCAAACGCCGCATCCATCCATCCACTCCCGACACACCTGGACCAGCGCCTCAGGCGTGCCCTCCAGGCTGTGCTTCTCCTTCGCCAGCCGCACCGCAGCCAGCACCACCTCTCGGTCATCCCACAGCAGGTTGCACGAGAACACGTGACGCTCCTCCACCTCGCCGCTCTCCGCGGTGGCGTCCTCGTCGTCGTCACCCTCGCGCGGCTCGAGGCCCAGCCCCGGCTGATCCTCCGGCTCCGCTCGCTCAGTCCCAGGCCCTGCTGCA